AGTAGGCCTCGGGAGACACTGTATTGCTGTACTGGGTCTCCGAGGTCTCGTCCCGGTCGTACACACTGAGCCCTTCCCATACGTCTTCAGTGACTGTCTTGAGGGTCTCGATCTTCTTGATGGCTTGGACCGCCACGTTCGACGCAGTGAAGTCACAGTCCATTGTTATTTTGGCGACCGTGTAATTCATGAGACCCGCACCCTCCTGTTTCTGACCATAGCCCGCCACATTGGAGGTCGTGATGTAATCACCCGACTCGAGGGGTCCATTGGCGTCACACACCCAGATCGCACCTTCACCGACTGAGTTCACGATGACACGGTTATCACCAAGTGTTTTGGGTATTTGTGATATCAAACCCCCATTAGTCGTTTCTATACGGTAAATTGTGTTTGCTTCTTCTGTACCAGAAACGACACCAAAACACGCCTTGTCTTGAGCCACGTTCGAGAGGGACACCACCGGAAGGGATTCATCTATGGTGATAGCATTTTTGCCAGTCGCCAATCCATTGAGTTTCACGAACTTGTTCTTCTTTGCCGAAACCACCAAACCCTTCTCTATGGGTTCGCCATTTTCTGGAACGCATTTGTGCTGACCAGTGAAAGATGTCACTAAGGAACCCTGAGAACGAATTTGACCACGGACGTCCAGTGTGTACGTTGGAGCCTCCCCATCACCCAAACCGATACCGACCCGCGTCTTGCTGAAATTGACGACGTGGTGACCCTCGTCACACCGACCCATATCGTAGAGTCGCTTGACCTCGTCGGCGGTGAGGGCGACATCGTAGAACTTTACGTTTGATAAATTTACATTCCCGACACCAACTCCGCCATCAGGACCATAACCGTTCAAATTAAAGTTTTGTGGAGTACTTGGCAAAGCAAGTTCTCGATCTGCTAATGTTGCATTTGTTTGAGGAAGTAAGACGCCATTTATATAGATTCGCGTGGAATCTATTCGAGCACTGGATTTCACAACAGCCATGTGCAGCCATTTGTCCATATTACCTGTGAATTCAAATGTGTGATCTATGTAAGAACCGGAGCCATCGGCTTCTGTGCGGAAATAACTATCATCTGTTTTTGACCAGATTGTAAAGTTAGTTCTAGAAGTTCCAGCCGTGTTACCAACACCGTACACAACATTCCAAGATTCCTCGGGTAATTTAAATTTAATCCAGCCAGAGAATGAATGAACAAATCCGGTATCATATTTCCAATCCGACATTGAAACATAATCACCTGTCCCATCGAACACCAACGCCTTTTCAGTCGCGTCATAGTATGCGTCGTTGTACATGCGACCATCCAAGCCTATCCCACTCGTATCCCGAACCATCCCATTCTCCGTGGGGTTCGTCGAGGTGTTGTATTCCACCACGAGCTTGTCCCGTCGGGGCGTGTCGTCCGCGTCGAGCGGTGGCCCGATGCGAGGCACCGTGAGGTTTTTGGTGAGTTTGAGTTCCCCGTCGTGGAGGGTGGATTGACCACGCTCACGGGTGCCGAAAACCTGCATTTCTGTCACGTTTGTGTTGGTCGCACCACGGGTTTTAGTGACGACGAGTGCAAAATATTTATAAGTGTCGGTGGTATTTAATGTCGCGTTGTGAGATAAGGAAGACCAAGTCTCACCACTTTTTTGTGAGAGGACGTACCAATTCGCATCGTCCATGCTACCGAGTAAATAGAAATCTTCAGGTGCGTAACTACTGATGTAACTGGATGACACCGTTATTCTGATCCTACTCGGATTGATCGCGTGTGGCGTCGAAAGCTTAAGCCATTCACCTGATATACCACCGAGTGAATTTGTGCCTATATACGCATAATCACTACCACTACTGAATCCATCGAACACACTATTCCAGGTCAGGTTTGGAGTTCCAGATAAAAAAGTCTTGTTAAATGCACCAAACGCTAGGTACTGATTATTAGACCACGTACTACTCGCCCTCACCTTAAAAACCCCATGTCCATCCATGTAGGTCTCATAGTCGGTCATCGCCCTCGGTGGAAACTCCTCCGATTCGTGTGCCTCGTCCAACACCGCGAACCTCCCCTCCGGTTCCGTCGTGCCCACCCCCAAGCGTCCCTTGTGCACGACGACCGACGACGTCGCCCGTCCGAACTGGTCCTTTTGGGCATCCCACAGTTCGAGGGCTTGCTCCTCGTGCAGGTACTTGTCGTACACCCGGAAGTTCGCGACCTTGCCGTCCAAGCCCTCGCCGACGCGGGCGATCACGTCCTCTGGTTCGGTGCCGTAGAGTCTTAGTTGACCTATACTACACCACACCACCGTCGTACTACTGGTGACGTGTATAGATTCAACAATTAAGGCGTAATACTTATACGCCGTGCTTGAAGTTATGGCTTCTGTGTGTTTTTCAGAAGCTGTTTTATCAACTGTGGTAAAACTTTTTACAGTTGACCACGACGACCCATCTGATGAACCATAAAGAACCACATCTTTAGGATATCCATGATCGTAACCGTTCACATTATAACTAGTTTCAGAACGTGATTCGATATCAATTGAGCTTAGTATTATGCTAGTCGGTAATTCTATTTGAATCCACTCACCCGTCACAGAACCGGTGTGATGCGAAGTTATTCCTAAGTCTTCTCCTGTAGAGCCATTATACGTATCATATGAAGTACTTGGACCAGACGACGCCCACCCTGCACCTGCTCCGGTATTTCCACCCACGGGGTTGTTTTCGTCAAATGCTTCCCATGGATTGTATCCAGGCCATACACTACTCGCACTCACCACATACCCCCGCTGTGCCGGTCCAGTCATCGCGATGTGCGGATATTTCAGCACTGTCGACGAGACGGGGAAGCGGGTGGTGTCGTTCTCTTTGTGACCCATGAAACGTATATTCTGTAAAGCGACATAACCTGTTGTATCCGTGCTTTGGATACTCGTTGCTATAACACGGAAATACTTGTATGCACTTGTGGTATTTGTGATAAATGTTTTATAAACTTGAGACGCCCACCCCGTGATAGAACTAAATGCGTTAAGTAGGTACCATGTAGTTCCATCGTTACTCCCAGCAATGGCACCACTTTGTGGCGAACGGGGAAGTGCGTCGTGTTGTCCTGCAATTAATACATGTGAAACGTTTAGTTTGAATGGTAATTCAAGTTGAATCCATTCACCAACGTAGGGCGTCCCACTAACAGTTGTAGATTGACTGCCTGTATATGTACCTGAACTATAACGACCCCCTTCAGAAATCCAAGTATTTGTAGCATTACCAAGTATATCGTCGAAAGCTTCCCATGCGTCATAACCCGTTAAATCACTACTCACACTCACCGTATACCCACCCTGTGAATACGTGCTCATCGCGAACGGCGGGTAGTCCCCGAACGTGTCTTGATCGGAGACGTCCCCAAGTTTTCGACCGTCGAGGTAGCACGTGCGTAGACCACCACCCCCTTGTGTGGCGTACACGAGATTGTGCCACGTGTTCGAGGAGAGGAACTGGTTATCACCACCATCGATCCACCCCAAGTGTCCCGTTTCGGTCAATGAGATGGCGGTCTTGGCGTCGCCCTCACCCGCGGCGGTCCCGACATGGAACAAGGTCGCATTCGAGGAGACGTTCGCTGCGTTAAACCACAGGGACACGGAGTGTGGGTGCGTCCCCTCCATCGCAAAGTCCCCACTGGTCATCGTGACGTTCGAGGTCGAGAGGGACGAGAACGACCAGGCGTTTCCGGAGAAACTCTCGCTGTTATCGGTGAGTGTGTGTCCCTCACCGGAATAGTCCGTCGGGGTCGACCCCTTATCGCCATCGATGTACAACTTCACACCCGTCGTATCCGGAAGGTTGAACTGCGACGTGATGGTGGTGTCCACGGAGGTGTCTGGGTCCGAAGTTTCTTCGTAGCCGTAGTATTCGAGTTCGGCTATGTTAATGTACTGGTCGCTTCCATTTTGACCAGAACGACTCGTCGCCTGCAATCTGTAATATTTATAAGCATGTGATGCATTGACGTGTAAAGTTTCGTTACTTGCATTGCCGTCAGAGCCTGCGCCTCCGTACGATAGACCACTAAAACTGTGTAAAAGTGTCCAATCTGAACCATCGTTGCTTGCGTAAATGTACCCGCTGCCAGGTGCGTCTTCAGGAACTTTCGTCGCATTAACGTCTCTCGGTTTGATGACAGCCTTCACAAGTTTTATAGCAACAGGCAATTGTAATTCAAGGTATTCACCATAGTTGCCTTCAAAAAGTGTAGATGTGTTCTTGGCCGCGCCGGTTGAAACATCGTAATAATTACCTGTTCCCCATCCTCCTGCGTCTTCACGCAATCCATCAAACGCTTTCCATGGTCTGTAGCTCGAGCCGCGGTCGTTCGAAGCAGATGCTGTGTATCCCCCGTACGTAAGGGTTGTGACGTCTTGAGATGTTGTCATCACCACCTCCGGATACTTCCGCAAAGGCACAACGTGACGTGCGTGAGGTCCCGTGATTTCCTGGATGACATCCGTCGTGCCGAACACCGTGACATTCGCACCTCGCTTGATGGTGTACCCATCCGTAAAATTAAGTTTATTGACGTTTCCCGTGACGTGTACGTTACCCACGACGTGTAAATTGGACGCGGGATCGAGCGTCCCGACACCGAGACGTTCCGTGGCGACCACGTCTACCGCTTGGAGTTTCGCATCATTAAATACTACTGTTCCTGTGGAAGAGGTCATCTAATATTTAATGAGGTTATTTTTAGGTGGAAAATGAGTTACTTGGGGGCGACGGGCCATACCGGATTTTCGGGGTCTGTGGTATTAGCAGGGAGGTCCCGGAGGGCTTGCATGTATACCTTCCATTCATCTGGAATGGATGTATCCGTAGCAACCGAACGTAGAGTTACCCAATCACATTCTGTAAGTCGTTTGTTGCGTTCTTCCCGGAGTTTCTTCCAAGGTTGGGCGTTGATGAGTTCCTGTAACTTTGCCTCGAAGACCTCCTTTGAGGGTTTTTCGTAGCCTTCCGGGAGTCTAATTGATTCCCACGTGTCACCGAAACTGTACTCGTGTGGTCTGGACTCAAAAAATGAAAGTATAGTTTCTTCAAACTTGTGTGTTTCTTCCGGCATTATTTAATATAATTAACATAATAAAAATCCAGAAAAACTTTGGTAAATGTGGCTTATATAAACATCACCATTTGATATAGCCGTGTGATACATAAAAACTATATCACCCACATCAAGATAGGTAATACCTTGTACCGTTGTAGTAACTTCGGTATTATATTTACCCGCACCGTAACTTGAAAAAAATCTAGAGTCTTGTATACCCTGGTTTACGCGTATTTCTATACGAGAGCCAGCCGCGTTGCCATTACCACTTGTGTTTCTTATCAAAACACCTCCAATTAAAAAATACGTACCGGCCACTTGAACTGTATATTTATAAGTAGATGAATTAAATCCATTATGAGAATCCACTTCTGCATAATCAAACTGCACTACACCGGCGGCGGTGGTTGTTTTAACAGTACTTTCCCTTCTTAAAAGAAATCTAGGTGTTGCACCTGGTCCGTATGGAATCCCCCCAACGAGGGCCGTCCCCCGCACATCCAAAACCGCCCTCGGCTCGGGGGTCCCGATACCGAGACGCCCGGACTTGAGGACCATGCCCAAGTTGCCATGCCCGAAATACTCCTTCTGGTACGCATACAACTGCCAGACCTCGTTAGCACCGAGGGTTCGGTTGAAGAGGCGGAAATTAGCTATGGAACCGGTCAATTCAGTTTCAATTGGACTTCTCTCAGAACCTAAAACAAAAGGTGCATTGGCGTCTATATCTAAGTTACCAGAACCATATAATTGAGAGGGGTTAAGTAAAATACCGTCTAAATATAATTTCATATTTCCATTTTGATTGCCTCCACCACCATATGTCATGCATGCATGATACCATCGATTCTCTAAAAGACTTAGATTCTGATAGTAGATATCACGGACCCAGTGAATATAATAAATCTCCGTTAAATCTTTAATTCTCAATTCAATAGCCTTTCCGTCGGTGCCTTGAGTACCAATGTGAAATATGGACTGTTGACCACCCGACAAATCAGTCGTTTTAAACCATACACTTGTGGAGTATGACCAATCCCCCGCCGGATTACTCAAAGTCCCGCTGATGTAATCCCCACTGCCATCAAACGTGAACGCCTTGTATTCCGTATCGAAACCGACGTCACCATTGGGTGTCCCTGTCAGCCCATTGCCAGACTTGTCCGCGACGGTCTCGGGCATGGACGTGTAATCCTGACCATCGTAGTACACCTCCAACAAATCCGTGTTGGGGACGCTCGGGATGCTCCTATGGACGACGTCGACACCCGTGGCTTCGTCGTCGTATTCTTTGTAACCATGTAGTTCGAGCTCGGCGAAGTTTACATAATATCCACTTGAATTCGCTGAGAGTTTTTCAAATACGAACCCATAGTAATTGTAATATTTTGATGAATTCATTGGGAAGTTTTTAGCGAAAGCGTTCGATGGAAGACTTACACTTGTCAACTCAGTGAAATCGGCATTTCGCCATGAACCTACAAATGTCCAATTGATTCCATCCGTACTTCCAAGAACTGTTGCATCTTTTGCATTTCTGTTATCAGAATATCTAATCCAATAATCAATGGATTGTAATTTGATTTTGTGAGGAAGTTTGATATACACCCAATCACCACTTACACCACCAAGGCTTTCACCCCCAATATAATCACCACTAGAGTTATAACGGTTATTGCTTGCATATAAGTGTAAACCACCACTCGGATCATTAACATAAGTATGATTAAATAACACCCATGCTTGCCTGTTAGTTTCAGTATTCACAGTACCCGGAGCCTGTGCGACAAAATAACCTTCCGGTGTCGTGTTCGAGGTCAAAGCATCTTTTGGAAACGACATCAACCTCGCCGTTTTCGTCAACTCCATGACGACGTTGGAGTTCAATTTGATGGAGGCGGTGTTGGAAACCTTTTGGAGGTTGAGGTTCCCCACGATATCGAGGGACTCTGTGGGTTCGGTGGTCCCCACCCCAACATTCCCAGTGAGAGTGTCCACAAACAGATTCGCCGTACCAACCTCCACATTCCCACTCACACTTAACTCTTGTGAAACCGTCGCATTCCCACTCACACTTAACTCTTGTGA